GCGTCCGTACACCTGTTCGGCAATTTGCTTCGTGTGTCCTTGTTGATAGTGACGATACCCTTGATAGCATTTTCGCTAGTGATATGTCGATTGGTAGATATACTGCACAAAGAGCCGGCATAGGAATTAACGCAGGCAGAATAAGAGCAATCAATTCTAAAATTAGAGGTGGCGAAGTTGCACACACAGGCATAATTCCGTTCCTCAAAAAGTTCGAGTCAACTGTAAGATGTTGTACCCAGAACGGAGTACGTGGAGGAAGTGCTACAACGCATTTCCCTATCTGGCATTTAGAAATTGAAGATATTTTAGTTCTAAAAAATAATAAAGGAACTGAAGATAATCGTGTACGCAAATTAGATTATTCAATTCAAATTAATAAACTAATGTATGAACGGTTATTGAAGGGGGAAGATATAACTCTTTTCTCACCTCATGAAGTGCCAGACTTATATGAAGCATTTTTTACTAACCAAGATTTATTCCAAGAATTGTATGAAAAGTATGAAAGAAAAACATCACTAAGAAAACATAAAATTCCTGCAATGAATCTTTTTACATCATTAATAAAAGAACGTGCAGAAACAGGTCGCATTTATATTATGAATGTTGATCATTGTAACACTCACAGTTCTTTTAAAGATACTGTTTATATGAGTAACTTATGTCAAGAAATTACATTACCAACTATTCCATTACAACACATTGACGACCCTAATGGTGAAATAGCATTATGCATACTATCTGCAATTAATGTAGGAAAAATTAATCAACTAGAAGAACTAGAAAACTTATGCGAGTTAGCTGTTAGATCATTAGACGAAATTATAGATTATCAACGATATCCTGTAAAAGCGGCTGAAATAAGCACGAAAGCACGTAGATCTTTAGGTGTAGGCTACATTGGCCTAGCACACTACCTAGCAAAGAATCAAGTAAAATATAGCGATAAAAAAGCATTAACAAAAGTACACGAATTAACTGAAGCATTTCAATACTATCTTTTATCAGCGTCTAATCATCTTGCAGTCGAAAAAGGCAAGTGTAGCTACTTTGACCGTACTAAATACGCAGAAGGACTCCTGCCAATAGATCATTATAAAAAGGATCTTGACGAAGTTTGCAATATTACATTAAAATATGATTGGGATAATTTACGTAGAGACATTAAGAAGCACGGCTTACGGCATTCCACTCTGTCCGCACAAATGCCATCAGAAAGCAGTTCCATTGTGTCGAATGCAACAAACGGAATTGAACCACCTAGAGGATACCTGTCCATTAAGAAAAGCAAAAAAGGGCCTCTTAAGCAGATTGTTCCACAGTATCAGGCATTAAGAAATCACTATACTTTGTTATGGGATATGCCAAGTAACGAAGGTTACATCAATATTGTTGCTGTAATACAAAAGTTCTTTGACCAAGCTATTAGTGGTAATTGGAGTTATAACCCAACGCACTTTGAAAACAACGAAGTGCCAATGAGCGTAATGATACAAGATATGTTAATGACTTATAAACTAGGATGGAAAACATCTTACTATCAAAACACGTACGACCTTAAAGTTGACGTAACAGATACTCCGGAAGAAGTAGAAGTAACATCAGAAAGCACTCCTAACTCATACGAGCCTGAATCAGAAACTACAACCCCCAAGAAGACAGAAGAAGAATGTGAAAGTTGCGTTCTATAAAACGCAGGATTATGGATTACAATGGTAAAAACCGTTTTTAATAGAGATAAAGTAGATTTTACAAAACAATATATGTTTTTTGGTAAGGACCAAAACACACAACGATATGATGTATTTAGATTTCCAGAGTTTGATAAACTTAATCAAACAATGCTTGGCTACTTTTGGCGACCTGAAGAAGTGTCGTTACAAAAAGACAGAGGCGATTACGCAAATTTTCGCCCAGAACAAAAACATATTTTCACATCTAATTTAAAATACCAAACATTACTAGATAGTGTACAAGGTAGAGGACCAGCGTTAGCTTTCTTACCTTATGTATCATTACCTGAACTTGAAGGTTGTATTGTTACTTGGGACTTTTTTGAAACGATCCATTCACGTTCTTATACACACATTATGAAAAATGTATATGCAAACCCATCAGAAGTATTGGATACAATTTTAGATGATAAAGAAATTTTAAAAAGAGCAGTTACAGTTACTAAACATTACGATAACTTTACACAAGCGGCTGACAAATATTTCCATCTTAAAAAAGGTAAGATGCGTGATGTTAAAAAGAAATTGTTTCTTGCAATGATGAATGTTAATATTTTAGAAGGACTTCGTTTTTATGTATCATTTGCTTGTACATTTGCATTTGGTGAATTAAAAATGATGGAAGGCTCTGCTAAAATTATTTCATTAATTGCTAGAGACGAAGCTACACATTTAAATCTTACAAGTCATATTCTTAAACATTGGATGAAGGGCGAAGACGATCCTGAAATGAAATCAATTATTAAAGAATGTGAAAAGGATGTTTATGATATGTGGCGAGTATGTGTTGAAGAAGAAAAAGCATGGACCAATTATCTATTTAAAGATGGATCTATTATTGGACTAAATGAAAACTTACTACACTCTTACGTTGAGTATATTGCTAACCGTAGACTTAAAGCATTAGGCTATGATGCAATATATGATCGTCCGTTGAATACAAATCCTTTACCATGGACACAACATTGGCTGTCAAGTGGATCAATGCAAGTTGCTCCACAAGAAACAGAAGTAGAAAGCTATATTATCGGTGGTATCAAACACGACATCGAAGAAGATACATTGAAAGATTTTAAACTATGACACAGTCAGTAATTTATAGTAAGCCACATTGTCCTTATTGTGTTCAAGCAAAAGACTTATTAGATAAAACACAAATTGAATACAAAGAAATAATAATTGGAAAAGATATAACAGTAGAAAAACTATTTGAAGAGTTTGAACTAAATGGTATGGCGCAACCAAAATCTGCACCACAAATAATCTTACATGGTAAGTATATAGGAGGCTTTAAAGATCTCCAACAATACTTTGAAAACTGTGAACTAGGACGACACGATACATAATGTTAATTGAAAACCCTTACAAAATAAACGACATTGTTACAATCAAACTAAAATCTGGCGAAGAGCTAGTAGGTATGGTTGAAGCAGATGATGATAAAAATATTAAAGTTAGCACTCCATTAACTTTGGTTGCTAGTGACAAAGGCATAGGACTACAGCAATTCTTGTTTACTGCTGATGTTAAAACTGCTTATGTTATTAAACATGAAGCTATCACATTAATTGTTAAAACTAGAGAAGAATTTGCTGAGGCTTATACCAAGCAAACATCAGCAATACAATTACCCAAAAAACCATCACTTATAGTTTAAATAAATACTAGTATGACAATACCAGTACATCGACATACCGATTCTCGTGTCTGTGGAGCAACAACTACGGTAGTTGGCAACGTTGACGTTTTTGCTAACAACTTACTAGTATCAGTTGATGCAGATCCTAACACACACGGCGACGGAGCCTTAATAGCTCATTCAAATCAAGTATTTGCTGATAATATTCTTTCAGTAAATCATACAGCCGATACTGCGAATGCAGATTCAATATGTCCTATACCCCCACATTGTAACCCAGATACAGCCCAAGGATCACCTAACGTATTTACAGGAGACCCATCAGGAGCACCAACTGTTGTTCTTGCTCCACCCGTAATAGTTAAAATAATTGAACAGGTACGAGAGCATATTAAAGAACCTGATCCAGAGCCAGGCTATGTTCCTACTGAAGATGAAAACCAACAAATGGAAATAACTTTAGATGATACACCAGATGTTGAAGATGGTGGTGAAGTAATTGCTAAAGAAGAAGATCAAGTACATGAAGAAATATGTCACCCATTTGATGGAGTACTAGACCAACATCTTTTAGAATCAAGTAAGGACCTATGGGACGAATTAGGCATGAAACTAGAATACCATAGTGCTATTGGTGGAAAACACGTTTTTAAAAAACCCGACGGTAGTCCAGACGTTGGTAAAGAGTTTCAAAATGAAAAAATTTTAAAAGTATGGGATGAAATAGGATATAGAAACTCTGAAGTTTGGCACACTGATCAAACTGCATGGTGTATGGGTTACGTTAACTATGTTCTAAAGCTGGCAGGTTACCAATGGTTTCAAACTGCTACAGCTATTCATGCCGATACTAAAAGAGATAAGTTTGGATTTGTAGAAATACCTTATGCAGAATGGGAAGATGCAAAATGTGGTGACGTGTGTCTTTGGAAGTTTGCTAGAAAAAGAGGTGGCTTTGCTCACCACGTAAACTTTCTTTATACAAATAAAAGCCAACGTATGTCATTTGTTGGTGGGAACCAAAGTGATGAAGCAAGAAATAATAACAATCCATCCGGTGGAGCAGTAACACATTCCTGGAGAGGAACTGCCCCAAGTATCTATAATCTTCAAGGCACAAAAGATGGACTTGGTGCTTATAATTACAAAACTCGTGGACACGATACTAACTTAATTAAGATTTTTAGGCCAAAAAAGATATAATGGCGAGTAAATAGCCATATTAGACGCTTAAAAGCCACTTTTTGCATAAACAAATACTATCAACAGTAAGTATTAATAAGAATAGGAGAATTAACAATGTCAATTCATGAAGAGATTGTTTCAGCGTATGAGGCTTACCTAAAAGAATCAGAATCGTTTGAAACTAAAAATGTCAAAGCCTCGGCGGCTAGAGCTCGTAAAGCATTAGGAAATTTGGGCAAGTTATCTAAAGGTCGTAGAAAAGAAATTCAAGATCGGAAAAATTCTTTATAAACTACTAACGGCAAATATAGCACGAGTGTCTTACTTGTGCTATATTTGTGCTTATGTATCTATATTAAATAATCACATATCAGATAAATATTCTATAGTAAAGTTTCTTTACTAAATAGGATGACAAAACACATATGAGTAAACTCACAGGAACATTAAAATGGTTTGACGCTAAAAAGGGCTATGGATTCATAACCCCGGACAACGGCGACAAAGACGTTTTCGTTCATATATCTGCGTTTGAACAAGCACATATCACAAACATCCGCGACAAGATGCTATTAGAATTTGATCTAGTAGATAACCGCGGACGTGAAATTGCTGGCAATATTACCCAACCTGATAATTTCAACAAATAATTAATCGCAGTTAATATTTCGGAATGGAATAGGCTTGCCTTCTGAGTTGACTATCAGTTCATCGTTAGCCGTACCACAGAGTGTTTGCTTACCATTAGTAGTTACGTACATAGTGGGTTTAATCTCATGCCCATTATAGTATCGTTTATGATTTTCGGATTTGAGTCCTCGTGAAGTTTTGTGCCCTGCCATTTGCCCTCATTTATATTACTTGAAAATTGAAGTAAATTTACTTGCAACTTCAAGTGTTTTATCAGTAGCCTTTTTAGCTACATTTAGTGTTCCATCAACAGCATCTTTAGCCACTGTCTTTGTTCCACTACCTAGTTCACTTGCTTTATTAACAGTTGAAGTAGTTGCCTTTTTAGCAACATCTTTAACATAGTTTTTTAAATTATTAAACATAACTCTCCTTATTTTATATCTATTAGTGCGCCAGCTTCAATTAAAGCATCTTTACACGCATTAGCTTTATCTTTATCTACTTCTTCTAGTACAGATTTTGGTTCTTCTATACAACCTTCAACAAAGTTCTTAGCTTCTAATAATCCAAGATCCATATACTCTCTAATTTTTTTGAGTACAGGTATTTTACTGCCTTCCTTAAATCCTTTAAGAATAATTGTTGCAGTATCTTTTTCTTCTACAACTGGTGCTTGTGCTTGAGCCGGTTGACTCATTAAAGCATCCAAGTCTAGCCCCCATGCCTTTTCTAATTTCTTAGCCAGTTCGCCCGCTTCAACAACATTTAAGTTGCCTAACTGTTTCACTAACGTATCTAATTCACTTGACATTGAGTCCTTTTTATAGTATAGTTATCCACATACACATAAATACCGTTGAATATGATAGCAACAGGGAGATTTGATATGGAAATTGAATTGATGGAGGCTCGAGATGAAGAGCCTGCGAGTATGGTGCAAAGGAAAGCTGAGCAAAGTTAAACCTTTAATGCCCTGGATGTTTAAGGCTTATATACTTTGGAGTATAATAGCCGATAT